TGGTATTTCCAACCCCGAGTTTTTTTTAGCGACAGAACAAATTAGAAGGGTTCTATTCTACAATGAGTGAAACAGTTGTGCCTTTGAAGACAATCGCCCGTGCGCTCGACCTAACTGAACGCCGGGTCAACCAGCTTGTTAAGGATGGAGTGCTGCCAAAGACTGAGCGCGGCAGATATGAGTTAATCCCTGTGGTTAAGGCGTATGTAAACTTCTTGCGGAACAACTCAGTCAACAGCGATGTTGGCGCGGATGATTACGCCGCGCAGCGGACAAGGCTGACAAAAGCAAAAGCAGACATGGCAGAAATGGAGAAGCTTCAAATGGAAGACAGCCTCATTCCTGCTGATGATGTTGAAAACGCTTGGGACACAATGGTTTCCAACATGAGAGCCAAGATGTTATCTTTGCCCTCGAAGGTGGCAACCGCAGTTTTTGTGGCAGAAGATGTCTCAGAGGCGAAGCGGACAATTAAGGAGCAGGTGAATGAAGCACTCGCGGAACTCTCGTCAATCGAAGTCAAAACAGCTAACCCTATTCGGGCGACCAGCACTGGGGACGATAGCGACCAAAACGCTGCGTCTTCTAGCACCCCCGCCAGAACTAAAGGTAAGTGATTGGGCTGACCAGTATCGCCGCCTCTCCCCAGAGGCAAGTGCGGAGGCTGGGCAGTGGGTCACAGAAAGAGCCGAGTATCAACGGGGAATAATGGACGCGCTTTCAGACGAGCGCGTTGAAACAGTTGTGGTGATGTCATCAGCACAGGTGGGCAAGACAGAGATTTTGCTGAACCTGATAGGATACCATGTGTCTCACGATAGTTGTCCCATAATGTGTATCCAGCCGACACTGGATATGGCGGCAACATTCTCAAAGGACAGACTTGCCCCGATGTTTCGTGACACTCCAGCACTAAAAGAAAAAATCAAAGATGCTCGCAGTAGGGACGCGAACAACACGACATACCACAAGGCATTTGAAGGAGGCCACATAACTTTGGTTGGCAGCAACAGCGCGAGTGGGTTGGCTTCTCGTCCGATACGGCTTGTCCTGTTTGATGAGGTTGACCGTTATTCCCAAACAACCGAAGGAGACGCGATAGAACTGGCAAAAAAACGTGCAGCAACTTTTTGGAACAGAAAGTTCGTAATGGTCAGCACCCCGACCATCAAGGGTCACTCGCGGATTGAAGCAGAGTTTGAAAAGTCAGACAAACGAGAATATCATGTTCCCTGTGCCGATTGCGGTCACTCCCAAGTTATGCGGTGGAAAGGCGTTCACTGGGAGCAAGACAAGCCAGAGACAGCGCATTATGCTTGCGAAGAATGTGGCTCGGTTTGGGATGATGCGGCTCGCTTTCGAGCAATACGCAGGGGACAATGGCTAGCCACCGAGCCATTGGTCGGAGTGGCGGGATTCCGACTTTCTGGTTTATGTTCCCCGTGGACTTCACTGGAGAGCATGGTGCGCGATTTTCTCGCGGCTAAAAAACTTCCAGAGACATTGCGTGTTTTTGTTAACGTAACACTTGGCGAGACTTGGGAGGAAGAAGGTGAGGGTGTCGCAGACTTCGAGATTTCCAACAACAGAGAAGAATATGGAGACTGCTTGCCAGAGGAGGTCGTGTGCTTAACGGCTGGGGCAGATTGCCAAGATGATAGGTTAGAAGTCGAGCTTCTCGGACACGCCAAGGACTCTGAAACTTTTTCCGTGGCCTACCACGTTCTTTATGGCGACCCGGCTGGCGGTGATGTATGGGCGCAGCTAGACGAACTTTTGGAGCAGACCTATCAAACGCATGATGGTCGTGAACTCAAAGTTATATCTACTGCGATTGATAGCGGCGGTCATCACACGCAAGCTGTTTATAAATACTGCAAGCCCCGTCTTGGGAGGCGTGTCTTCGCCATCAAAGGCGTTGGTGGGGAAGCCAAGCCTATGGTCGGAAGACCCAGCACCAACAATCACATCAAGTGTAAGCTGTTCCCAGTCGGGGTCGATACAATCAAAGAGATGGTTTATGCTCACCTAAAAATTAAGGAACAGGGTGCTGGCTATTGTCACTTTCCATTAAATTATCCTGACGAGTATTTCAAACAGTTGACAGCCGAGAAGATTGTAAAGAAATATCACAAGGGATTTTATAAGAGAGAGTGGGTAAAAACGCGAGCAAGGAACGAGGCACTCGATTGCCGCGTATATGCTTGGGCGGCCTTGTCTATTATCAATGTCAATGTTAATATCATGGCGCAGAGGTCTAGTAAGGCCAACGCAAATGATGATGTGGACGACAAACCGAAGCCAAAAGTGAGGCGCAAAGTGCCGAGACGGGAAGGCGGGTTCGTGAATGGGTGGCGTTGATGGCGCGTAAAAGTAGCATTGCTGCACCGCGAGATAAGTTAAGGGTTCGTCGTAAGGGTCGTCATTCTAAGCGTGTAAAAGCGCGAGTGAAGAAACAGACGTTCTATACGCAAGGGGCTTGCCGTGGGTAACTTATTTGATAGCGCAAACGCACCGACTGGAGTTCCTACCGAGATTGTTGTCGGTGACTTTGTTCAGTTTAAGATAACTCAATTCTCCGAAGACTACTCCAACTCACTTTTCACGATGCGCTTTGTTGCTCGCATTTCCACTGGCGGCAGCACTGAGATTAAAGTCGATGCGACTTCACTTGATAGTGATTATCTATTTGCTATTCCCAGTGCGACTTCAGCAAACTATACGGTTGGTGAGTATCACTACCAGATAGAGATTGAGCGCAATAGCGACAACGAGCGCATCATCGTTGACCGTGGTCAGATTAAAGTTTCGACCGACTTCGACAATCAGGTTGACCCGCGCCATCACGCTGAGATTATGCTTGGCAAGATTGAAGGCATCCTCGAAGGAAAAGCCGATAGCGATGTTTCTAGCTACAGCATAAACGGACGCTCACTATCTAAGTTCACGCCAGATGAGTTAGTTCAATGGCGCGACTATTATCGCCGTGAGGTTTCTGCGATTAAGCGCAAGGAAGCTATCAAACACGGACGCAAACCCAAAAGCACAATTTTGTTGAGGTTCTAATATGGCATTGTTTGATTTCTTGCGCCGAGATAAAGAGCCGACCAAGCGGATGAGGATGCCGCGCCAATACCGCACTTATTCTGGCGCAAACACTGGTCGTCTCTTTGCGGACTTCTTGGCTTCTAATAATTCCGCCGATGCTGAACTGAGCCAAGCCCTTCCCACACTGCGTAATCGTAGCCGCGACCTCGCTCGCAATAACGAATATGCACGGCGGTTCTTGCATCTAATCAAAACCAATGTCATTGGCGAAAGCGGTTTTACGTTGCAAGTTCGCGCGCGCAATAATGATGCCAGTCTGGATGTTAAGGGCAATCAGGTAATCGAGGATGCTTTCCGTCGCTGGTCTAAGATGGGCAGTGCGGAAGTGTCTGGTCGAATGTCATGGAAAGACTGCCAAGCATATGTAGCCGAGGCTCTCGCCCGTGACGGAGAAGTCTTCGTCAAGAAGGTTCGCAACAATCGTTACCAAGATGGTTTCAGCTTGCAGTTCATTGAGCCAGAACGTATTGACCACGACAAGAACGGACGCGCCAAGAACGGCAATGAAATTCGTATGGGTGTAGAGATTGACGAGTTCCAGCGTCCTGTCGCCTATCACGTTCTGACCAGTCATCCCAATGATACGTTCTTCATCAAAGATAAGCAGGACAAGAAATATAAAGTTGTCCCTGCCGATGAGATGATACACATCTTCCTTCAGCAGCGTCAGCATCAGACACGCGGCGAACCGTTTATGTCGCCTGTTATTTCTAGTCTAAAAATGCTCGGTGGTTATCGTGAGGCGGAACTTGTAGCTGCCCGTGCAGCCGCAGCTAAGTTCGGCATCATAACCACACCGTCTGGTGATGAGTTTGTTGGCGACAGTGAGGACGAGAACCAACTGCCGATTGTGGACATGGAGCCGGGTTCATATAGTCAGTTGCCAGAAGGCCATGACTTCAAAATGATTGACCCAACGCACCCGACGACGGCGTTTGGTGAGTTCGAGGCTGCTGTGCTTCGCGGCATCGCGTCCGGCCTGAACGTATCTTACACCAGCTTGGCGAATGACCTGACTGGCGTTTCTTACTCGTCCATCCGTCAAGGCACAATCGAAGAACGCGACCATTACAAAATGCTTCAATCATTCTTGATTGAGCATTTCTGTGAGCCAGTATTCGCGGCATGGCTAGATAGTGCTTTGGACTTTGGGGCAACAAACATTCCCGCCAGCAAAGAGAAATACAACAAGTTCGCAAGCAATGTGCATTTCCGTGGGCGTGGCTTTGCTTGGGTTGACCCGCTCAAAGAGATTAACGCAGCAGTCACCGCTATCAATAATGGCCTCATCAGCATGAATGATGTCGCCGCTAACTATGGTCGTGATGTTGAAGAACTGTTCGCGCAAATCCAGAGCGATAAAGAAATGGCGGAGCGTTACGGCCTCAAGATGGCGTTTGAACCATTTGGCATGAAGATGCCAGCCGCGCCAGAGGTAAGCGGAGACGACGATGGCGAGTTATAAGCCGACTGACGGAATGGTTATCGCCGCCAAGCGCGGTCTTGAAATGCGCCGCAAGTATGGTCGCGGCGGGACTGCTGTTGGCGTTGCCCGTGCTAGAGATATTGCTAACGGAAAGAGCCTGTCGGAAAGCACCGTCAAGCGTATGCACTCGTTCTTCTCTCGCCACGAAGTTAATAAGGCGAAGCACTATGATGCCAAGAAGCCTGATGGCGGACCGACTTCATTTAGAATTGCGTGGGATTTGTGGGGCGGAACAGCCGGACAGCGTTGGGCGCGTGGCTTGGTCAAGATTATCGACAAAGATGAACGCGCCGAGGAAGTCAGCGACAAGGTTCGCACCGCACTAGCGAAGAAAGCCGCCGACCACAATGAGAAGGTTGGCGACACCGCATCCAAGCGGACAAGCACACGCACATTGGTTGCCGTATTTCGCCGTGGCGTTGGTGCGTATAAGACCAATCCCGGCAGTGTTCGTCCGAATGTATCTTCACCAGACCAGTGGGCATACGCGCGCGTGAATAGCTTTTTATACGTCCTCCGCAACGGAAAATTCCGCAGTGGCAAACATGACACGGATTTGTTACCATCAGGACATCCGATGTCGAGCAAAGAACGCTCTGATGACAACTTTGATTATATAGGATTTGAAACAATGACTGACCTTAGAGAAACCAGCGAAGAAATCGTTGAGGAAATCGTCGAGGAAATCGTTGAAACGGATGAACTGGAAGAACGCCACGTTGTCGCCGTGCAGGACGATGACGAGACGGTAACCATTGTCTACGCCAAACA